GTAGCCTTCGTGGCTAAAAAAACCGCCTGTGACCTGTTACCGCGTGAACTGTTGCAGCGCTTACAGCAAGCGACTAAATTATTAGGGTTATAGGCCTCAGACTTATCATCGCTCTTAGATACTGGCACTATGTGGTCCACCGTATCGGCCTCAGCGTGGCAATAGAAACACGTGTGATTATCGCGAGACAACACCTGCAACCTAACAGCCTTGTACTTACGTTGAGAGCGTGGGTCACCGCGCTTAGTACTCATTAGTAATGACCTACTCTCTTATGATGAGCTAACGCTTTACATACATCACCTTTATAAATCCTATGATAAGTAATGTATTTAAGCCCTAAGTCTATCTGTTTATAAGGATTAGTCTCTGTCATCTTAAGTAGCTGAGGGATCCCATATGCGCTGCTCTTACTATTCTTGGCCTTAGGGTTCCATTGGCTTTCTATACGCCACAATATAACTAAACATCTATATTGCTTATCATCTAATAGTTTCATATGAGCATAGAGTTTATAGCTCTCTACGTTTGGGTTATATCCATATGCAGGCGTAATCCCAATTACACATAGCACGGCCAAAAGCACCAAACTACGCCTGCGAGCTATCCGCCTCAGCGGCTCGCCAGCGAGTTGTGATGCTAGCGTACGTGTCAAACTACTAGCGAGTATGTGGATAAGTTGAGCGTATCGCCTGCGTGTCATCCACAGGTTTTGGCCGGCTGTGGATAACCCCTGTGGATAACTATTTAGCATCTTTGCCCCAACCTGTGCCCCTAAATATGGCACCTACTGGGTCATAAATACGGCGCATATCAAAGCCACAGCACTTAGGTATATTCACATCGTGTATAGATCGTTGCACCTCATAGCGTATTGAACAGCTAATACACTCATACTCATACATCGGCATAAGTAACCAATAGGCAAACGCTCATTTTGCTACATACCTTGCATTGTAAAACCTTTACGTTAGCAGGCAGGTTATCTGTAACTATGCGCTCTATCTGCTCTGTTATCTTCTTACAGCTACGGCACTCAAAGCGTATTGACTCACTCATAGATGCACCGCCTCTGAGATAGGCAAAAGGGCCACGGTCTTGTCAACCTGGCCCTGAGAGTCAAACTCTGTCTTAGCAGGCAGCCTTTTAACTGACCACTTAACGGTTATCTTACGCAGGTTAAAGGCGTATATGCCCTTAGGCGTAGCATTAACGTAAAAGGGCGTAAAGCCCAGATGCTCGGCCTGTTGCATTAGCGCATCATATTTATCTTGCTCTATGAGCAGGTCATCGTAATGTGTGTGCCTGCACTTTAGCTCTATGTGCAACTTATAAAGCGTAGAGCTGCAATCGTAATACTCATACTGGTCAGTAGCCTTAGTTAAATCCTCTAAGTATCTGCCTTTTATGTAATTAAATAGCTCCTGCTCGGTCTGCATCATCTGCACTCCTTGCAAAACCATATGACATTTTCATACGAGTTTTTCTGATAGCCAAAACGATCTAACTGCGTGACCCTGGCACATTTATCACACTTTTCTACCTTGTACTCAGCTATTAACTCACCGTCTAAGAATAGTTTACCTGTCATAGCCTGCAGGTTAATTAACTCTATCTGGCTACTCATACCTGTGGCGCCCAGCCTGTAGAGGTCTGCATATACCAAACTGGGTCACATTGAGTTGCCTTGCTCTTTTCTATGCAGCTGTAGTTGCCCCACTCGCGCCCTGTCTTGGCGGTGCCAGTTTTCCACACGCGTGCCCCGTGGATGCACTCAGGTTTGCCCTGTAAGTAGATGCCACCTAATTCATTCTTAACTGCCTCAATACCTGCAGCTATGGTTGGTGTTGTAGCCCATAAATCATCACTAGCTGGGGCTACATCCTTAGCGCTTAGCGCCTCTACCTTTTCCATATCCTGTTTAGTACTGCGAGCAATACCGCCAGGTGTTAACAGGCCTATAACTCTGCCGTAAGCTGATGTAACCGCGTTTTCTACCCAAAAGTGCAGATTAACGCCACGGTCTGAACGCATCTCAAAGGCATAATCAACAGCGCTAGGTAGATGATCTTCATACTCTTTATAGGCCTCAGCTTTAATAAGTACATAACCTTTTGTTATATCTATATCCTCAATAGATGCTATTAAACGTAGCGTGGGATATTCTGCACGCGCCCTGATAATCCTGGCGTTGACATCCTCGTATCCTTCAAGAAAATTACTCATTTAGCTACCTCAGCATCTCTTAGTGCCTTAGCGATATTACGGCCACGTAGGTAACCTTCACCCAGGCCTACTTTGTAGCCCCAATCATATGCAGCATAAATAAATAAACCCACGATACTCGCCAGCATCGCTATTACTATAAAGTCTAAACTGTTCATCTTTCGCCCTTTGTTAAGGCCGATAAAGCTACTAACCGAGTAGCCCTCTCAGCGTGTGGTTAAAGTATGAACCTACCCACCGACAAAAGGCAACGCGACACGCGCTACTTAGCTAACCTGTCCTCGAGCAACATCTCGTATATGCGGTCAACCCGCACCTCAATACGTTCCACTCGCCCTACAAGGTTATGCCCGCCGTTGCCGTCCTGGCGTAGCTCAGATAGGTAGTATTTAACTAAGTGGCGTACAAGCCCAGCCATAAGGCCCCCAAGCGTGGCGATCCCCAACGCCATAGCTACATATGCCTGGGCTTGTGACATTTACTTTGCGCCTATCCCGAGTTGCTTTTCATTAGGTGCTAAAGCTTTAAGCAAAGGCCCGATTAGCCCAGCTAAAAAAGCATTAGCTAGTACTTTAGGATCTGAGATGCCTGAAAGATACAGGGCACCAACGCAAGATAAAGCTGCGCGTACGTAAGATAAGGCCGCTGCCTTTAGTTGCGCGCTCAATTTGAGTCCGCCCAGGTAATAACGTTAAAAGTAAAAGACGGTGTTACTCCGCCTATCTCGTAACTGACTCTTAGGTTATCTGTAAAAGCTGTTGTTACTCTTATTACCTCACGTGCTGCCCCTGTTTTCTGTGTAAAGGTAGCTATGGTGTTGTAATTAGTGCCGTCTACCGTGTCCTGTACTACTACATCAAGGGTAGGAGCTGTGCCACTAGCTGCAGTTACCTGTAACTGTAGTACTAACTGCCTTGCAGCTGCAAAACCTGTAACCGCTGTGGCCGCCGCTGTAGTAGTACGAGCGCCTGAGGCTAAGAGGGTTACTGTGCTTGCAGGTATATTAGCTTGCTGTATGTCACTCATTTTTGCTCTTTTCTAGCCCTAATTTATTTACTAACTCTGCAACTTTTGCAGGGCCAATACTTATTTCGAAGTGCATCTCGTCTTTTCTAGCCCAATCCCCGCCCCAGGTTAGGCCGTATTTTTTAGCTAGGGCTCTAATCATCGGTACCTTGCTAGTTTCAAAAGTACCTACCTTGCCTAAAGGATGCTTACTTGCATTAAGGTCTATAGCTGTGCCGCTACTGTGGTTACTTAACTTGCCTGGCACACCTCTTACGTCTCTGTAGCAATAGCCCCAATCATCTAGCGCCTCGCCCTCTAACGGCTCTATTAGCTCGTTAAACTCTTTAGCAAAGTTTATAAGCAAGGGCGCTACCTTTTCGGCGCAACGGATTTTAAGGTTTGTGCCCTTAACCTTATAGGCTTTTATGCCTATCTCGGCCTGCTCTTTAGATGCTGGCCAGCCGTTGTAGCTAGTTAGGCTCACTTACCTAGTTTTAACCCGTCAGGTATTGGCTTTAGGTATTCCCATTTAGCTATGTATTGGATGCCGTCACCGTCATCACGCAATTCAATGCAACCAAAAGCAAACTCATCCTTTTCAGGTGTAATGGTTAATTCAGGATAAACTGCAATTATTTCATCATAAAGTGTCATTCTTAAGCCCCCATATATGTTATAGAAAATGATGTAGTGCCGTTCATACCAATAGAAGCATCGCTAAGAACAGTTTGTGTGCTACCTGAACCTTGATAATATCTAATATTGACATAATCACCAGCAGTCAGATAAAAATAAGTTGCTAATTGCTGAGCAATATCCGTATTACTGTTTGCTTCGTAAGCAACCGTAATGCTATCGGTTGAGTTTTTTTGCATATTCATATAACGGGCAGTATTTGTTCCCGTGTTAGTTCCCACCGCATTTGCATTTATTGAATAATAACCAGTAGTTGGCGCAACAAATCTTGATGTATTAGTAACGTTGCTATGATACGAAGCCGTATCGTAATCTTCTGTGTCAAAAGTAAGTTCCGTCCAAGTTGCCGTGGTAATGGATTGAGTGCTGGATTTTCTTGCTCTTGCACCTGAAAATGCTGACCCGCTAGGCGTAGCCCATTTTAAGCCAGTTGGTGAAACTGTTGAATCTGCCGTAAGTACCTGGCCGTTGGTGCCTACTGCAAGGCGGCTAAAAGTATCTGCTCCAGTACCTACTACTAAATCTGCTTTTGCATCTATAGCTGTAGCCATAGAGTTAGTAACGGTTACTGTGCCACTTGTGCCACCGCCACTTATACCTACGCCAGCTGTTACGCCTTCAATATCACCTGTAGCACCTGAAGCTACCCAAGCTGCGCCGTCATAATACCAAAGGCCATTAGTGTCTTTCGTGTATGCAAACTGCCCTTCTTGTGGTGAGGTTATAGCTGCATCTCGCGCTGCCGCTGAGGCAAACACCAGTACGCCTTGCATTAAGTAGCCGTTAGTGTCAGCTGCCGTAAGTACCTCGCCAGTAGTAAAGGTCTTAAAACCTAATCCAGCTGCCATAGTCCTATCTCCTTAATAACTTAATACGCCGCTGTCAAGCAAACCGTATATGGATGAGTCTAATATAAAGCCGTCAATAATTGGCTCTAAAGTGGTGAGTGTTGTTTTCCAGCTGTTAGGCGTAATGCTTTGAGCTACGCCAAACACCTGCAAAGTCTTAGTGAGCGTTGATCCGCCAGGCTGGTTAGTTGTAATAGTTACAGGGTCAAAGTAATCCAGGTCTAGCGCTGCAATAATGCCTAAGTTGTAGTTATCGGTATAAAGGTCTAGCTGTATAGCATCGCAGCGGATGCTGGTCTCAGCCCTAGATGCAACGTATGCCTGTGCATAGTCTAGGGCCACGGCATCGGTCTGCATTAGTAGGTTTTGCTGGTTGTAGCTATGCACAAAATACTTATCTATGCTGGGCTGGTTTATAGCCGTTTGTGCCGTGCCACCTGTGCGAGTAATGCTGGCTGAGTTGTAAACTAGGGTATCGTCAAGGCGCCACACCGCGTTAAAGTAGCCAATATCTGTACCGTTATCGTTAAATACTGTAGGCGTAGCCCCTGTACTGCCAGCTGTTACTGATCGGTCTTGAAAGACAAACGAGCCAGCGGCATCTACATATAAGGCCCCGTACTCGCTAGTCTCTACTGTTTGCATAGCTGCAAGGCTGGTACGAGCCGTGCCTGGGTCTGCCTGCATTGTGGTTAGCCCTGCATCTACATCACGCATAGAGGCTGGCCAGCTAATAGCATCTAACAAGGCGTTAATTCTTGCACCGCTGAGCTGACCCGCTGAGGTTCCCGCTACCGTACTGATCTGTGCGTTTTGAGCTAGCCTAAAAGCATCTACAGCTGTGATAGTTGTATAAACTACATCTAGCGCATTTTTAGGCGTAGTAGTTTGGTAGGTAGTAATAAAGCCTGAAAAGATAGGGTAAGTAACAGCGCCGTATGTAGCCGTAATCTGTACTTTACGCATAGGCGTAAGTAAGTTGTAATACGGCCCGCTTGGATTTTGTGGGTTAAAGTCTCCATTTTGGTCAACAATACGCATAGTAAGTGTGCCCGTTTGGAATTGGTCAGCCTGGGCGTTACGGCCTCTAATAGTTTGGATGCTGTCTACTTGGTTAGATACGTCCACAATTACGCTAGCGCTATCTGCTAGCACGTTAGTGCCTAATAAGCCGCTGTCTAAAATCATAGCCTGAGCAAAGCTAGGGCCAGTACTAAAGTTAATAACAGCGTTTACTACTGGTACTGTCATATTGCCCCAGCAAAGTTAAGGTTATTGCCAAACCTGTTATTTTCTTGTACGGCAGTTTGTACTACTTCAATAAGACCGCTGGTCTTATCTATAATAGTTACAACTGGGCCACCGCCCGCATTACCGTAGCGCTCTTTATTTGCCTCTAACTGTGCAGCTGCAAAAGCTGCAGCTATTTTAGTTAGTATGCTTTCATCTAACGCCTTTGCAGCTGCGGCATTACGTGCCTCAATTTCTTCTGCTATGGCATTAGCTAGTGCAGCGGATGCATCGGCTACCTCAATAATGGCTTCTATTGACTCGTTGCCTGTCAGGTGTGGGCGTTTAGGTATTGTTGCTAGATCTATACCTGAGCCGCCTGGGCTTGTAATACT